ATGGGTGGCTTTGTGGAAATGTTATCTAAAAACTGTTTGGATAATACAGACATGAATAATGTTGTTGCTTTGTATAACCATGATGAAAGTTATCCATTGGCACGTAATACTGTGCCATCAGGGGCGGGGTCATTGGAGCTTAAAGTTGATGACACTGGTTTGTATTTTAGATTAACACCAACGGAAACAACATATGCAAAAGATTTAATTACAAATCTTGATGCAGGTGTTGTAGGTCAATGTTCATTTGCATTTTCATTGGCTCCAAGTGGTTCTGAATGGATATGGGATGAAGATGATCAAGTATACATTCGAACAATTACGGCGATCAAACGCTTATGGGATGTTTCGATTGTTACGACACCGGCATATCCAGATACAGAAGCAGATACGGCAAAACGTGATTTGGAAGAGTTCAAAAGGACTCAACAAAATGAACTAGATGAAGTTAGAAAACGTAAATTAGCAATTGAATTAGAATTATTGGAGGGATAACCATGAACGAAAAAGAACGTGAATTACGCCAAAAGATGGCAGCAAAAAATGAAGAAATCCGTAGCTTAATGAATGAAGGCAAACTGGATGATGCGGAACAAGCAACAGAAGAATTGCGCCGCTTAAAACGTGAATTACAGGTAGAAATTACATTGGGTGAAAACAGTGTAGATACTGTACCACCAGAAGCACGTCAACATCAAAATCATGATAATGATATTGATGTAAATCAAATCATGGCTCGTGCTTTGCGTGGCAATCAATTGTCTAAAGAAGAAAATGAAGTATTGGTGCGTGCTAGCACACTGAATGAAGGCACTGGTAAAGATGGTGGGTTTATTGTTCCTAAAGATGTACAAACAGCTATTAATGAATTGAAACGAACATTAAATCCATTGGATGAATTAGTACGAATTGAAAAGGTTGCCACTATGAGTGGTGAGCGAACTTATGAAAAGCTTTCCACCATGACAGCATTCCCAAATGTAGCTGAACTAGCAAACATTGCAAATTTGGAAACTCCAGAATTCAATCGTGTTGAATACAAAGTTCAAAAATATGCAGGCATTTTGCCAATTTCTAGTGAGCTATTAGCAGATACAGACCAAAACTTATTGAATTATTTGTATCGTTGGTTGGCTAAAAAGGATACGATTACACGTAATACAGAAATCGCTAAATTAATTAATACGCTTACGAAAAAACCAATTACAGGTATTGATGGATTAAAAGACGTTTTAAATGTTGATTTAGATCCAGCAATTGCATTGACATCCATCCTTTTAACTAACCAAGATGGGTATAATTACCTTGATAAATTGAAAGACACACAAGGTCATTATTTATTGCAACCGAACCCATTAAATCCAACTGAAAAGATGTTAAGTGGTAAAGTGGTTAAAGTGGTAAGCAATAAGGTATTACCTACAGATACTAGCGGTAGCAGCAAAAATGCACCAGTTATCATTGGGGATTTAACAGAAGCAATTACATTGTTTGACCGTGAAGCGATTACCTTGTTAGGTACAAATATTGGTGGCAATGCGTTTGTAACAGATGGTTACAATATCCGTGGTACACTTCGTTTTGATACAAAAATTGTAGATAATGAAGCAGCTGTATTTGGTCAATTGAAATTGGCATAAGGTAATTATTATGCAAAAGTTACTGGATGATGTAAAAGAATATTTACGGGTAGACAGTAATGATGAAAATACAGTAATTGAAAATTATATTGAAGCAGCAAAAACATATATAGAAAACGGCACAGGAAAAGCATTTGACGAAAAAAATAGTCAAATGCTTTTAGTCGTTAAGATGTTATGTGGGCATTGGTATGATAACCGAAATGTAGTAGGCGGTGGTGGTGAACTACCGTTTACTATTACTTCATTATTACTGCAAATTGAACATAAGAAAGAGGGGTAACAAATGAAAGTAAGAGTATTACATCCAACAATCATTGATAGCCAATGGCTTCAAATTGATGACGTAGTAGAAGTAGAAAATGAAAAAGCGCAACTATATGTAGAAACAGGTCTAATTGAAGTTATTGATGATGCGGGAATTACTCCACCGAATGTTAAAACTGGTGGTGAAGAAAATCCACCAGAAGGAAATCCAAATCCACCAAATGAGGATAATGATGGTGATGAAAACCCACCAGACGAAGATGGGGATAAAGGTTCCAAGTCCGGAAATGGTAAATAATCATGTTACGGATTGGATCTATGAAGAACCGTATAGAAATATTACGGCAGACCATAGAGTTTGATGGACAAGGTGGGTTTAAAAAAGAAAAACCACGTAGAATTGCCACGGTATGGGCCGCTATTTTAAAACCAAGATTTTGGGATGGTGATAGTGGGAAAGGCCCTACTACAGCAATTACACAAGGTATACAGATACGACCGTTAAAAGCAATTGATACTGATTGTATTATTAGGTACCGTAATACAAATTATGAAATATTAGACATAGAGTATAATACGGATTCTTATATATTGACATGTCAGGCAATCAAGAAACGGTAGGTAACTATGGCATTTGTAAAAGCTGATATATCTAATGCTACTTATAAGGCAATGCGAGATATTCATAATTATAATTCTGAAACACAAGAACGAATTAAAGAAGTAACAAGGAATAAAACGCATGAAGTATTAACTGTAGCAATTCAATTGGCACCTTATAGAACTGGTAAATTTAAAGGGACAATAAGGGAAGAGATTAAAACACATAGTCAAGGTATCTATGGACGGGTATTCACAAATTCACCGGTAGCACATTTAATTGAATTTGGCACAAAGGGGCATGTAGTAATGCCCAAAAAGAAAAAAGCATTAGCACCAGGAGCAGCCGGCTGGTTTATGACTAATGCTACAATTCCTGCAATATCTGCAAAGCCATTTATGAAACCGGCTATGGATAAGGTTCGTCCAACGATTGAAGGTGCAATTAAGGTGGCAATAAAGAAATGAAAATAAAAACTATTCCATTTAATGCTGTACAAAAAGCATTTTATAAATTGCTGACAGAAGGACAGACGGCTCCTGTATATGATCGTATCCCTGCAGGGGATGAAGAAATGCCGTATATTTGGTTGGGTGAGTTTCATGGTGTACCTGTGGAAGATAATAAAACACATGCAGTACATAGAATTAGCCAGCAAATAGATATATGGAGCAATCAATCTGGTAAGAAAGAGGTTAATGAAATTCTGAATGATGTAGCTACATTAGTTAGACATTACCAATTACCACTTGAAGGGTTTAAACAGGTCGGTGATGCTCATATATCTTTATATCAGGCAATAGGGGAACGATACGAAGATAAGACTAGTGCTTATCACGGAATCATGATGATTGAGTATACAATTGAAGAAATTGATTAGGAGGTAATTAATATGGCATTAACACAAGAGCAAATTACAGCACTACCGGTGGCACCTAGTGATACAAAGGCGGTAGCTGGTAAAGATACGTTATTGTATATTGCATCTAAACAAACACCATTAACATGGTTATTGGTTGGTGGTCAAAAGAACTCACCACTTAAAGAACAAGCAGACTCCTTGGATGGTTCTGATAAATCTAGTGGCGGTTGGAAAAAAGGCATCCCTGGTATGAAGTCCTGGAGCATCGAATATGATGGTCTATACGTGTTAAATGATAATGCAGTGGATATCTTGCGCTATTCATTCCGTGAAGGTAAAGCCGTGTATGTACGTGTAGAATATCCGGATGGTTCTTACAAACAAGGTTGGGCGAATACAACATCTTTTGAAGATAATAACTCTTCTGATGCAATTCAAACATTAAAGGTGTCCTTAACAGGGTATGGCGCAATTAGCGATTTGATTGCGATTGGTGAAGTTAAAATTACATCTCCTACAGCTGCATTCTCTAAAGCAGCTGCAGCAGATAAAACTGTAGCGGTGACACCAACAGACATTACAATTCGTACTGTAACTGATGATACTGGTACTGTATTGGTATTCGGAAAGGACTACGAATTTGCAGAAGGTACCTTAACCTTGAAAAAAGAATACCTTAAAAATATGACAGTAGGTAATCATGTACTTGAAGCAAAATTTGCAGCAAAGACAATTTCTATCACAGTAAATGTAACAGCATAATTTTGTAATATAAAGGGCGGGATAAGACCCGCCCTATTTTATATAAGGAGATAAAAATGAAAGAACAGACTACATTGACCGTCAATGGGGAAAAATATGAATTATTGTATACACTTGGTATTATGCGTCAGATTGAACGAACATTAGGGTGTTCTTTGATTTCAATCCTAACAAGATTTGATGGCAATGCACAGGAACGAGTAGGCATTGATTTCATTATGGCAAACTTACAATATGCGGTAGTTGGTGGTTTATCAGAAGATAAAGCATATGATCTCATTGATAAATATTGTGAAGGTGAAGGTACATTGGATACATTGGCAGGGTTCCTAATGATGGCGTTATATAATACTGGTTTTTTTATCCCAAAGCTACCAGAAGAAGTGGAAGCACAGGTGGAGGAACAGAAAAAGAAGTAGCCTCCATTGAAGAATGGATTAGAACCGTAGAACCAATTGCATATGGACCATTACATCTATTGCCTGATGCGCTTGAAAATCTAACTATGAAAGAGTTCTATTTATTACTTGATGGCCATTATGCCCGAAAAAAAGAAGAGGACTATAAGCAAGCATATTTCACATACTGGATGCTTGCTCCAAACTTAGGTAGAGAAAGCAAAATTACAGTAGATGATATCTTCAATCCATTACATCAAGATATGGTAAAGGATAAGAAAAGCGAAAAAGAGGAGCTATTACGTACATTTAATTTATAAAAAAAGGAGGTGGAATGATGGGAACAACCATAGCAGATTTAGAGGTTAGGATAGGTGCGGATAGTAATCAGTTTAAACAAGAACTACAGAAGGTAGAAACGCAGGTAGGGAAAGCATTTAATGTAAATCCTATTAATGAATTTTCTACAAGTGTAGATAGCGTAACAGGTCGTGTAGGTAGTTTGGTTAGCAAGTTTACAGCTATAGCGGGAATTATGGCCGGAGGATTTGGACTAACATCCATGATTGAAGGGTCTGTGAAAGCTGGTGAAGCAGTTTACCAATTATCTCAACGCTACCAAATCACAACTAAAGAAGCATCTGAAATGAACCGAATTCTAAAGATTACAGGTTCTGATGCGGATACAGCAGCTAAAACAATTATGCGATTGGATAAAGCTTTATCCGGAAATAGTAATGAAGGTAAGAAAGCGCAAGAAACATTAAAACTATTTGGTGTTTCATTAACTGATGCTAATGGTAAGATGTTACCGATTAATCAACAATTGGCAGAGTTAGCCAAAGGATATAAAGCGGCTGCTGATGCGGGATATGGGCAGGAATATGTGATGAATACCCTTGGTGTTCGTGGACTTGCTTTAATTTCTGTATTGCAGAATTACAATGAAGCGGCGGAAGTTGCTAGTAAAGTCAAAGGAATTGGTCTAAATCCAGAAGAAATGCATAAAGCATCTCTTCAATTGAAAGAGATGGAATTGCAGTTTGGACAACTTAAACTAGCAAGCGGCGCAGCTATTACACCATTAGTAATGGAATTATTACCACAATTACTACCGTATTTGCAAGAATCGGCAGTATGGATAAATAAAAATAAAAATGAGATTGCAAGCACGGCTAAAACATTAGTTCAGATTGTAGCATTGTATGAAAGTATTAAGATTGCTAAAAAAGCAGCGGCGGCAGTTAATGCAGTAGTATCAACTGTGAAAAATTCGCAAAGCCCAATGGGATTAGATACAGCTGAATTAACAAGAGCGCAAGAAGCACAGATTAATAAAGCACTTAGAGATAATGAACGTGTATATGCACAAATGCGAAGAGAAGCGATTAAAACAGCTAATCAACAAAAGTTATCTGCGGAAGAAACAAGTGTATTTTTAGCGCAGGAATTTAGCAAGATTAGTATCAAAGCAACACAATCAGCAGAGCAAATTCGAGCGGCTATGACTCTTGGTTTTCAAAGCGTACGAGCAGAAGCGGCAGAAAGTTCAATTGCAGTTAATAGATCTATCTTATCTACAGGAATAGCGGCAGAAGAATCAGCAAATCTACATGTGGCGGCTAATGTTCGCAAAGTAGAAAGTGATATGGCTGTAGTAGCTAGTCAAGGTAAAGTAGGTGTAGCTGCAACAGTTGCAGGAACAAAAGCCGTAGAAGCTAGTGCAACAGCAACAGCAGCGGCAACAGCAAATATTGAAAAGAATGCAGTATTAGCAGCAAGCTATGAAGGTGTCGGTGTAAGAGCCACAACGGCAGGAGCGGTAGCAGTAAGTGCAGCAGGCAGAGCTATGGGAGCTGTTACAACATTAACACGAGCAGTGTGGGCACTTGCTGGTGGATGGTTAGGTGTAGCGGCAGCTGTAGGATTTGCACTATATTCTATGGGACAAGCCAATAAAGCAGAAGCAGAATTTCAACACGCCAATGAAGTAACCTTGATGGATAAGGGAAAGAAATATCATCTTGCAAAAAATAGAGATGGTAAAGTCGTTTTTGCTAATGATAGTGCCGGTTATGTAGAAGTACCTGAGCGATTAAGAAATAAATATGAATCTTATGTATCAGCACAAAAAAAAGCTAGTGCAGATGCGGCATTAGGTGAGATTAAAGCAGAACAAGCTAAAATGCAAGCTGAGTTAGCTACACAAATGCAAAACATATCGAATATTGGAGATTCTATAAGTAAAACATCTACCACTACGACTCATAAAGATACTTCAAGTGCAGCAGAAACTGTTAGGTTCATGATTAATCAAGGTATTGATCCACGTATAGCATTTGGTATGGCTGGTGGAAATATGCTTGAATCAGGCGGAAATACAAAGAATTTAAATGCAAAGGCTGTAAATCCCAATGGGGGCGCATTCGGTATTCAACAATGGTTGTTAGATAGAAAAGAAGACTTATTTAACTTTGCAAAACAGAATCATTCAGATCCATATGATATTCACACGCAACAAGCGTTTCAGGTATATGAAATGCTATATGGGAAAGAAAAGGATAATTATAATAAGGCATTAGCAGAACTTGGAAATAGTCAAGATGTAGGATTAGCGGCTAAGTTAGTTGACAAATGGATAACACGTTCAGAAGGAACGGAAGACATTAGGTCTCAAAAGGCAGCCAATGCACAATTACTTTATAAAGATATGAAGGGTGAAGGGGGCCTTACTGGAGCTGATATATTACGCCGTCAAAAATCAATTGATGATGCTAAAAAAGATTTAAAGAATTTAGAAGGTGAATTAAAGCAAAGTATCACCGGAGAAATTGGTACATCATATGAAAGTGAAATCCAAAAGATTGAGGAGGATGTACGGAAAAAATCAGAAGCAATCAAGAAGATTAAAGATGTTAGTGATACGATTGATACCTCAAATGCGGAAAAGTTACTAAATCAGTTTAAAAGTGTTGAAGTAGATAAAGTAAATAAAAAGCTACTGGAGCAACGGGATAAATTAAAACTGGATACTGCCAAGATTAATGCAGAAATCTTAGGAAACTATAAAGATTTAGCTGAAAAGCAATTTATAGTATCTAAAAGTGAACTAGATAGAGAGCGAGAGGAACGCTTAAAATCAGTTGCAAAACAAAAGGATGATGCGGAAGCTAAAGCGCAGGTTGAGGAATGGTACACCGCCAAATATAAAGCCTTAGTAACAGAACGTGAAACGGCAGAGCGTGAGTCATATGATAAAGCTGTTAAATTAGCAATTAGCAGACATGATACAAATAGACTCCAACAATTAACAAGTTCAAAAGATGCAAAGCAATATAGGGACTGGGAAGGCGATACCGCAAAATTACAGACATTCTATAAGCTTTGGGAACAAGGTAATATGTCGATGTCAGCTGCTACAGCAGAAGCGGCTGAATCATTTGCTAGTGGATTATCTTCTATCTTTTCAAATCTAGCAACAGATATTACAAGTGTAAAAGATTTAACTCAAAATATGGGTAAATTAATTCTTAGTACAGTAGTAAATATCATTGCTAAGATAGCGGCTGCAAGATTAGCGGCGGCATTATTAGGGCAGTCATTGGGCGTAGGGGGCCCAAGTGTCGCTAGTGGGGGTAATGTACAAAAATTAACAATGCAAGGCTTTGTAAATAGTGCCATTGCTAG